AGTATCCGTAAAAGAATCCATACCGCCAAACATTCCGCCTAAACTAGAACCGCCGCGTTTAACAGTTTTACGCCGTCTTTTAGAACCACCTTTCATTCTATCGCCCAATTTATTATCATGTAAAGGAGTGCCACCACGTCTACGAAATTTACCACCTACCATTTCATCTTTTTCTAATTTCTCATCCATATTAGCGCCACCGCGATATTCAGAATAATTTAAAGTCCCGCCTCTTCGTCTACGAAATTTACCACCTACCATTTCATCTTTTTCTAAATCCATATTAGCGCCACCGCGATATTCTGAATAATTTAAAGTCCCGCCTCTTCGTCTACGAAATTTACCACCTACCATTTCATCTTTTTCTAAATCCATATTAGCGCCACCGCGATATTCTGAATAATTTAAAGCGCCCCCATGTCTACGAGTTTTACTTTTAGTCATTATATATTATATTTTTATTTAAAATTTATACGATTGCCCTTTATAAATACCAATTCATTTAAAGTCCACACTTTATTATAATTATGGGGTAACATAACATCGCCTAAATACTCTATTTGTTTATTTATAGTTTTAAATGTAAAATCTATTCCTTGGTAATTATCCATTAAACAACCAATATTCCAACCCTTTTCTATAATTAAACGCGACATTCTGAATTCTCTTTTTATAATCAATTCAACAAAATCAGTAATATATCTTTTTTTTGTAAAGATATCATTTTCTATTAAATAGTCTAATGCTTCTCTATCCATACTAAATATATAACTTTGAACATGACTTTCTTTAACTGCATCTATCATTTTTGGTCCATACACACTAAAACAGCAATTGATAGTGCTTCCAAATAATTTTACATCATTCTTTAGACCACCAATATATATATCTGTCCATTTTCCTTTATAATAACTTGGCAAAAATGGACCTATTACGGATGAATTCACAAATATAAAATTATCATACTGTTTATATAAATCGTGTGTTAGTATACCATCACTCCATCCTCCAAAGTCATATCCTATATTTTCTCTATAATGAACCTTAACATAATCGGGGAGAGATAAATTAATACTTTGACTATTACAAACTACTAAAAAATCAATATTATCATCCTTAAATATCGCCTCAAAAAACTTATTCACTCTATCATTTAGTTGATGAAATACATATACTACTAAGGTTTTCATATGTGTATTTCAAATACAGACATATAATTATTTGTTAATTTATACGATTCTAAACTGTCAATCATCCGTAATAAAGGCGCGTGTTTATAAATACTTTTTATATAATGAAAAAATAGTAAAATACTTTTTTTATCCTTTGTAAATTGTAATAAGGTTTGGTTGTGTTCTACAAACCAACTCATCGTTTGTTCGTAATGAAATAATAATACAGGCGTTAATACATAATAACAAAATAGATTTGTATTTTCTTTAAAGGGCAATTCCCTTTTTTTATCCATCAATGACTCATATGTAAATCCCATATTACCCAATATGTATTTCATTTGAAGCAGCGAATATATCTTTTCTATTTGTATATTTATTTTCATTAATTCTTCAAACTCTTCATACATTATATTTTTTTTGGTAGAATATGATATTACTGCTATATTTAATGTCCTAGACCAAAATTCACAGAGAGACTCAAAAAATAAAAAGTCGCTTTCGATGTTAAATAATGGTTTAAATAATTTACCGTAATCATCGTCACTGCTTGCGAAATCTAAACAAAATAAATGGAAACATTCGTGTATAAATACCTTAAACCATTCTTCTTTTCTAAATATAACAATTTCTTTATGGTCATCGGGCGTTTCTTTTAATGGATATGATGTTGCGCCGCTATTAATTGCGTTTACCTCTACAGGCATTACAGGTTGTTCCTTTTTAAAATCAGTCAATATAATTTTAAAAGTAAATACATTAAATCGTGTTGTTGCATGCTGCGAACACATAATGAGTATAAGTTTTATAAAATATATATATTTATTCAATTGTATTTCTTTTTGAGTATAAATATTTACATTATATGTTGCATCCTTAATTTTGAAATGTATATGATGATGTATAAACGTATTTGTATTTATATAATTTAATATTTCGGGTGACATAAATGAAGATTCAATGTTTTTTACAGGTTTATTATCAGTAATTATTGTATGTTCTATTATTGTATCGGATGCTCTATCTAATAAAGTATACAGTAATTTAATAAAATAAGTATCCTTTATTTCAAATTTTATTTTTGATTCATAATTTTCAAATATATAATTTATATTTTTATTACTTGTTGGAGTTAATTTAGCAATGCTATATTTCATTTACTATATTATTTTATATTATTTTGATTTTTTTACTTTTAATTTTCCGCCCAACATTGATAATTTAGTGGAGGTTGCAGAATTATTTGATGCAGAATTATTTGAACTTGTTGAGTTATTTGATTCCACATTCGAGTTATTTGAACTTGATTTATTTAAATTGACAGGCGTTAACTCATTTAAATTGACAGATTCATTGGGCGATTCATTGTTTAATTTTACATTGGGCGCATTTAATTTTGGAGCATTTAGTGTGCTAAATCCTTCTGGACCAATTCCCTCTGGCGTGTGTGGCGAATATTCAATTGGTTGTGTAAATAGTGGCGCATTTACTTTTGGCGCATTTACTTTTGGCGCTGTATTTACTTTTGTAGCATTTAGTGTGCTAAATCCTTCGGGACCAATCCCCTCTGGTGTATGTGGTTCATAAATAGGTTCTAATGGTTCTAATTTTTGTAATGGTTTAGTATTTAGTGATGTTCCTAGACGACCGCGTGAAGGTGCGATTCTATTTAATGGATTCATTGATTTTACTTCTTTTATTTCTTCTTCTCCTTCTTCTATTTCTTCTCCTTCTTCTGCTTCTGGGTCTTGCGGTGCCAATTCTGTAATTTCTTGTTCTATTATTTCTCTCGGAGTATCAGATGTATATAATTTTACAAATGTAGGCACTTGACCCAATCTTACCACAATGGTATCGGTTAAGGTTGTAGGTATTTTTATAGCCTGTTTATAATCAGCATCACTTATGATTGTATTATCTGTATCAATATACATAAAACGAACATTTAAAAATAATTGTAAAATATGTAATATAAACATACAATTATCAGGATTTATAGTTTTCAATGATGATAAAACAGATTTATCTATTATTTTATCCTTAAACGTATTTAATAATTCCTTATATTCAGTTCCAAGTTCTGGCTTACCTATTTTTGTATAATATGTAGTGCAAGATATTTTTAACGATGTAATACGTTTATTTTGTTCCTTAATTTTAGATACAGTATTTGCCTCTGCTACCAGGCGTTCTTTTGCTAAATAATCAAATATATTTACGCCCTTTATGGTTTTATTTGTGGATTCAACTTCCTCAAGTTCGGTTATTAAAAGAGGTTTATTATAATATAAATCAAACATTAATAATCCGCCATCAGGAAATGTAGTCAAATCATAAATTTCCTCGGTTTTACTTGTAGTTATTTCATATACTCCTAATTTTGCGACAACCTTATCATTTTTTATTACATATACATAAAAATATACAAGACCTTGTATGCGCGTATCTTTTATAGGTTTGCCCGGCGCAATTAATAAATTTTTACCAAATACATTTACGCGATATAATTGACTTTCAAATGCTTCATCATCTTCATCTAAATCATCCAAGGATACCTCATATACTTTATCTGTAATTTGAGATTTAACCCGACTTTGTTTTTCCATATTATAAATTAGATTTATATTTTTAATTGTATTCTTTAATTATATCTAATATATCTAAACATTTAAAGTTTATTTTCTTTGATATGTTTAATTTTTGAATTATTGTGATTTTTTCATATATCGTATTCATTTTATCGTGGAAAATTAAAAAGTCTATACACTCTTTAATAATTATACAAATATTATTTATGTATTCTTCATTTTGTTCGGCAGTCGATTTATTTTCTATTAATCCATTTAACAAAGTTAATGCCAAATCAACAATATTATCCAATGAGCACACGTTTTTTTTCATTAAGTTTATAAAAAAGGTTAAACTCGCCTTTAATGTTTCCACTTGTTTTACATATATGCAATAGTCATCGTAGTGTGTATTTGGGTCTGCATATTGTAATTTATCTAATAGACCCTTTGTATGTATGTCAAACCTTTCTTGAAATACAGTATAAAACTCTCGTTTAATTTGGATTAGTTCGCAATATAATTTAGAGAATAAATTAGAGTAAAATATATTAGAACTCGCTATTTTAAATATTAATTCTGTAATCTTATTAATTTCATCTAAATTATTTATATTTCCAATAACCTCAAACAACTCTACCTTTAGTTTATCATAATTTTTATCTGTCATTTTATTTAATATCTTAAATATCTGAGAGATATCATCCTTCTTATTTATTACAGTCTTTTTTAATACAACCGTAATCGGTATATTCAATTGTAGTTTTAACGCATTTAATATATTTAAACTGGATTCATCTAATTTAACGCTCTTATCTAACTTTAATGATATCTCCATAATTTTGTCATACGAATATATCATTGTATTATATTAAATGATATATTTATATTCGTTAATTATAAAATTATAATTTAATACATTCATATAATGTTTGATTACGAAAAGACTATTAATGATATGTATGATGCCAGCGCTCCTATACAAGTGTCATATGATTCTAATTATTTTAAACTACCTATTCAATATTCAGAACATAGAGAGATAAATGATATCATACGAACCGATATTGAACTTTTATCATCAAATAACATCTATAAACATATTATACCGGATTCAATACTCGTATCCAAATGGAGTTCATATTATACTACGGATAAACTCTTTTTGAAAGATACTCAACAACATATTAAATATTATCAAGCATCAGTCCCAACCGATACAATGTTTTTAGATTATAAAACGTTTAAGGAGGAAGGCAGTTTTATTGAAAAATACCAATATATGAGTCTTAAGATGCTTAAACCGCTTAATAACTATACACTATTTTTACATTTCTTGGGATTTTTTAATTTGGCAAGTCCGGCAATATCTCTCTTATCTCCATTGTTTGCTTTAATTATTCCCTTTGTAATTTTAAAATGTAAGGGTATCCCCATTACAATCAATATGTATATAGCGTTTCTTAAAAATGCGTTAATGGAAAATAGTTTTGTTAAATTATTTACAGATTTTACAACTCTAAATTCCCAACAAAAAATGTCGGGCATCGTAAGTATTTTATTTTATATATATCAGATTTATGCGAATATAATGTCGTGTATTAATTTTTATAATAATCTTCACAGTATATCAGGGTTTCTTTTTAAATATAAAACACATTTAAAGTCCAGTATTCTATTATGTGATAAAATTCAAGGGTCTATACAAAAATACGATTCTTATACTGCCTTTTATAATGAAATAAATTCGCATAAACAGACAATGGACACATTATTAGAACGCATTAATATATTACTTCCTTATAATAATACTGTGTCTAAATTATCACAACTTGGGATTTATATGCATTTATATTACGATATATATTTCAATGATTCTTACCATAATACGTTTATGTATTCTATATTTTTAAACCAATATGACGCGGACATTAGCGCGTTAAATACGCACGTTAAGGCGAAGAAACTTAATAAATGTAAATTTGGCAGTAAAACCAAAATGAATAAAATGTATTATTTGCCGCATATTGAAAATTCCCCTATACGCAATAATATTGAATTAGATAAAAATATTATTATTACGGGTCCAAATGCTTCGGGTAAAACAACCATATTAAAAGCAATTCTCATCAATACATTACTCAGTCAGCAAATCGGTTATGGTTGTTATTCTAAAGCGACCATTAAGTTATACGATACATTCCATTCTTATTTAAATATACCAGATACTTCGGGGAGAGATAGTTTGTTTCAGGCAGAGGCGCGGCGATGTAAAGAAATACTTGAGACTATAACTGATTCGCCTGACGATACTCATTTATGTATTTTTGATGAAATATATTCTGGAACTAATCCGAATGATGCCGTATTATGTGCCAATTTATATTTAAAGGGTTTGAACCATTTTAAAGCATCTGTAGATTATATTTTGACAACACATTATATTCAATTATGCGAAAATTTTAATAAGGATAAATTAATTAAAAATCTAAAAATGAACGTCTCGGTAGATGATGACAAAATTAAATATTTATACGAGATTGTAGATGGAATATCTTATATTCATGGGGGGAAGCATATATTGAAGGAAATGAACTATCCGGAATACCTGTTTACCCTGTAAGTTCCTTTTTACTCTGTAAGTTCCTTTTTACTCTGTAAGTTCCTTTTTACCTTGTAAGTTTATATAGGTTCCAATAAATCAATATATGTGTCTGGTGAATAAAACCCATTTTTGCCATTATATACATCCAGCATTGTTTTAAATGCGTATTCATATTTTTTGCCTACATTATACATATCATATAATCTAGTCGCTCTCTCGCTAATATAGGTTCTATCAAACTTATTATCTAATGCCATTTGTATAGCGGCGGCAAAGTCTGCCAATGTATGACAAAACATACCCGTTTTAAAGGGTTCAATTGTTTCTACAAATGCGCCACAATCATTCGTGATAACTGGCGTGCCGCATAATTGCGCCTCTACATTTACGCCACAAAATGGTTCTAAATACATACTTGGTGCAACTAATGCCGTTAAACTACCTAAAAATACGCCGCGGTCCAGTCCGTGTATGGGCGGTTTATATATAATATTGGGTTTAATTAAATATTTAGTAGGGTCGCCCTGACCACATAATATAAATGTTATTTGGGGGAACTGTTTTGCGATTTCTACAAATATATTACAACCCTTTATGTCACCGATTCTTCCAAAATATCCTACTTGGGGTTTATCTGGATTCAAACTTAGGGGCCACTCAACTATATCATAATAATTGGGTATTACAAACCAGTAATGTTGACATAATTTTTTAGTTTTTACCATCGTCATATGTAATTTACAATAACTTTCAAATATTCTGAAATCCTTATAAGAGTCTGGATATCCAATCCCCGTTTCTACAGATAAATAATTTAATCCTGAGAGTGCTTGTTCGACTGATTGTCCAAAAGGTAAGCATACAATATCTGTTTTATTTGACCGATAATTTTCTTGTATCGCTGTTCTAAACCTTTTATTAAATTCAGCATATAATGGTGTGCCTATATTTCCTAAATCACCTATAAATGATTTAGTGTCATTTAATTTGATTTTTATTTCATCTTCGGTTAATTCAGGATGTAAAAACTTATAGGTATCGACCCTGAGATTGGACCATTCCTCTTTTGTGAGTAGGTCGATATTTTTTGTTGCGTTTGGTTTAGAGGTCTCTATACCGTAATGATATACCTCAAATCCTCTACTTATCATCATTGGGGCAAATCTTAGCACTTTTCCTGTAAAAGCGCAATGACTATATTCATTTGTTGTTATTGTATGTGGTATGGCGGGCATATGCAACCGTATCATATATATTTATTAATAATTATATTTATATATATATATGGAAAATCAAGATATAGTTAAATAT